CCCTGTCGGAACAACTCACAGCCTTGCTTGATTGCCTTGAAGGCGACGTTGGCGGCGGCAATGAGGGTGAATGGGTCAATTTTCTATATCCCGAAGATCTTCTTTATGAACTCAGCGGCAACGCCTGGACCAAGGAGTACACAGAGCATTACCCCGTAGAGCAGATACTCAATTTTGGTCATGCGCTTTTCGCCGATGGATAGCGAATCTTGAATAGCTTTGTACCGCTCAGCACAGATAGCCTCATGAACCGCCAAACGCTTGTCAATATCGGCATCCATCAGTCAAAGCCCCTCAGTGTTTTAGCCAGATTCTTCTGTCTTTTGGTTTTGGTTGAATCGTTGGGCTTAATCGCCAACTTCTTGGCGGGGATATTTTTTCCTTCGGGGACTTTGAGCTTGGATCTAAGGGAGCCTGGGTTTTTGATGGCTTTTTGAATCCATTGTTCAGACATTTGAACCCTCACTTGGTTGGCAGGTAAATGCTGAAGGAGCCACAGAAGCGATTACAGCAGGCTCAGTGGTGGTAACGGTAGCAGATGCCTCGGTAGCCTCTACAACGACCGCAGAAGGCTCTACGGATGCATCCTCGGTATCTGCAACAGTATCGGCAGAATCCACAGGAACAGGATCAGCAACCACGGGATCAGGTGTAGCAGGTGTTTCATTATCAGGAATAAGGGGCATGGGTGTTGTTTCTACGCCAACTGGTTCTGGATTTGGACCAGGCACAGCGTCAGTGGGTGGAGCATAGCGCTTCTCAAGAAACTCCATAAATTTATGGATTTCATCCCAGGCGCTTGTTTCAAAATCTTTTAAGTGATGTTCGCGGATGTCCTTGAGAAATTGCATGATGTCCTCTTAAGTGGTTGGAGTTGCAGGATCTATTACCTTTGAATCCTCAACATTACTCTCAGGCGCAAGTGTCTGAGCATTGAGTTGAGCGGTAATCTTTTGCACGAGCGGCCAGGCATTAGAGCTTGTGGGAAGTTGTCCCAAAACATTGATAATGTCATTAACCTCTACGTTTAATAAATCAATTTTTACTGGAAACATAGTCATCCTATTTGTTATTCCGTCGTGGTCGGGGCGACGGCTTCCCCAATCGTTATTGTAGATGTGCTTTTGTCAATTGTCATCACGCCCGTGCAGGCAATATTCCAGTCCTCACCAGTCCTCTCAGAGTAGGACGGAACATCAATTTTGACGTGTTTACACAGAAATTCTTGAATGCCGTTTTCAAATACTCTCCAAGCGTGGTCAGGAGTACCCCTACCAGGCATTCCTCTGGACTTGTTGAATCTGATCAAGTATTTGTTCATACGACCACCACAGGTTGTTGCTGTACGCCAATGTTGAAATGGATGAATTTGAGCGGCTCATCCCCACCGTGACGGGTAAAACTATGCGGTACCCAGGCGTTTGTAAAGAACAAAGTGCCCTTCTTGATGGGGAAGATAAGCTTGTGGGTGGCGTAGCTGACCACGTTTGGATCAGCCTCGGGCAGTTGGGTAAGGATTTTGCCGTGTCTTTCGTCATCAAGAACGATACTGGACGCCTTTTCTGGCTCGTTCAGGAAGTAAAAGCCGACAATGTGGTCGCCGTTACCGTGAACATGGTCATCCATGCCTGAGAATTTGTAGTGCTCTTGACCCCACATGGATGTGAAATAAGTCACTTTATCATCCATCTTATAGCCCTGAGACTGAAGAATGTTCCAGGCTGTGGAAGTGATATATCCTGCCAAACCTTTGATTCTTTCGTCCAAATACAAGTTGTCCGTCATCTTGACTGGATACAAATCGTTTATTGGGCTTGTATTTTTGGCTATTGCCTCATCAAATACCGCTATTGCGCCATCAATGTATTCAGGCTTTGAAATGCTGTATACCGCCGTGGCAAAGTAAATTGCCATGTCCAAATTATCCATACCGTTCTCCTATTTATTATGCGGTACAGTGTACATTAACTACATATGTTTGTGGCTTGCAAATACATTGATGAAGATTGTTCCATCCTCAAGAGCCTCAATCTCATGCCACTGTGCGGCAATAAGGTTAATTGGCTGAAAATCTTTATCAACAATAACCTCTTTACCCTCTTTGCGAACAGCACAAGAACCCGCAGTGCAAAATGTAGCGTGAGCATGTATATGCTGATGCCTAGACAAACCTTGACCTTTGTTGGCGTGGTAAATATTTAACGTAGCGCCATCGTAAGTAAATGTAAATTTCGGCGGTATATTGGTAACAGACATACATTAACCTCCAGTTAGAAGATTAAATTGTAATTGTTCCAACAGATACTGGTTGCTCTACAGACTCAGAAAGTTTTTGAGTTACATCAACAATTTGTGATAAATCTACTGGGTTTTCTTTTAAAACACCAAGATCAACCAACATTTGAGCAAAACCGTACTTGCTTTCTATCTCTTGATTTTTTTGTATTTGCGCTCTTGTTTCCGCATCAGGCATTGGACTTTGAGGTCTATTTTGAACAATTCTTCCGTCAGGAAGTGTTATTGTTCCATCCATAGAATGTCTGTCTGTTGTTATTTGTTTTGCAACTAAATCATTAATGAATGACAAATCAGCGTCTTCAGCATATCCTTGAACAACCTCCAATGGCTTGGCAAATTGTTTGATAATATTTTCCAAATCAGTTTGACTTCTTGGTAGTGGTGATTTCAACTGTATCTTTGCATAAGTGTTGTCATCAAAACTGACATCAATTTGTTTTTGCTCTTGATCAAAATTTGTAATAACAAAAGTAACGGTATTTACATTGATGGTAACCTCGGACATTTTTAGATCTCCTATTTATTATTTAAGCCAAATTACCCGATACTGTACCACTATTATTGAGCGTAGTTGTAGATGATCCTTTAACTAAATAATTACCTGCGGCTCCACCAGACGATCCAGAAGAACCACCAGATCCCGCAGAACCGCTTCCGTAGTTACCACTATTTCCTGTAGCACCAGTATTTCCTGAAGAACCAGAGCTTCCTGCAACGCCAAAAGCTCCACCCGCTCCACCTGTACCGCCAGTACCACCAGTACCACCAGATCCTGCGTTAGTACCACCACTAGAGCCAGATGATCCACCAGATCCAGTAGATCCAGAACCAGCGGCTTGACCGTAACCTTGACCTACACCGCCTGCTCCTCCTGCACCACCACCACCGCCGTTTCCACCGCAAGAATAAGCATAATTAGGTGTACAACCTGTATGTTGATATTGTCCTATTTGATAGTAATAACAATTTTGTGGACCACAACATCCACATCCATGACTTTGAGATACTAAACATCCTACTCTATAACAATGACCTCCATACGACCAAGTAAATCCTGTTGTTTTATGGGGATAAGTACTTCCACTACCAGCGGGACCTTGCCAATATGCTGACCAAGATCCACGACTATAACGAGGTAAACATTGTGTGAAAAAAGAATAACAAGCACCATAGTTATATACATAACCATAAGTAGGTGTATATCCAGATATATATTGTCCTGTACCGCCTTTACCTCCAGTACCTCCAGTACCGCCCTGTCCTCCCCCTCCACCACCTGCTTGAATATAAGCGCCAGATTTGTTGTTGATGGTCACGGTTTGGTTAGAGTAGTTAGAACGCAAAGCATTGCCACCAGTTCCCCCGCTTGATGCTCCACCCGCGCCTTGTATTTTTCCGTAATTATTGATAACCAGGCTTGATCCAGATGGCAACTGCCCCGTATCTAAAGCATAACTACCTGTGCTAGAAGACCCAACAATAGCACTGGTATCAAGCATTACTCGATAAGTAGTAACTGTTGATGGAGTTGAGAATAATCCAGTAGCAATATTGACTGTAGTCGTAGTTGAATTGATATAAGCAGAAGCATGTCCTTTGTTAATACAAATACACGCACAGCTAGATGCACAAATTAATTTCTTATATGTCGCATCATTAAAACTAAATGCGGCACTGGATGATCTACCAAAAAGAGTGTTAAGGTCAGATGCCGCTATTGCACCAGATATTGGCGTTGCCATATTTCAATCCTCCAATTATTTATTTTCTAATGCTTCAACACGTTTTAATAATTCAACTATTGCAGGGAAAGCAAGCACTCCAAGCTTTTCATAATCAACAGCCAACGATCCATCTGGTCTTGTACGAACTGCTTTTGGAAATACCTTTTGCACTTTTTGAGCAATCACACCAAAATCAGACTTCTGTAAAAAATAATCATCTTTACCGCCGTGTGAATTAATGTATTCATCGGTCCAATCAAAATGATCTGCGCCAATTTCTTTAACGATATTTAAAGCATTGGTGATGGGCTGAACATTTTCTTTAAACTTAATGTCAGATGAATAAAAAGCGGTAATATTATTTGTTGCACGAATTTCTCCAGATGTACCAGATGATGCTGTGCCAACACCTAAAGTAGTAATCTGTGAATTTGTTATTGTTGCATTGGTAGCCGTTAATGTTGTAATCGTCAGGCTTGTAAATGTTCCAGATGCGGCGGCTTTTGATGCTAATGTTTGTACATTACCTGAAACATCTTTATAAAACAAAATACCGTCATAATAATTAAGTGCCAACTCAGCACCAGTTGACATACTTGTCAAGTTGGATGACGATGGAATATTACCAGTAGTTCCACTGGCGTATATAAGTATCGGCGTGTATCCTGTCTGAGCCATGTTAAATCCTTGTTATTTGTTTAATTTTGCGTCAATTGCAATAATTTTATCGTCCAAATCCTTGATGGCTTCAATCAACAAAGGCACAAGACGCTCGTATCTAACAGTCAAATATTTAGCATCAATAGGTGCAGGAGCAACAGCTTCTGGCTGTACCGCCTGGACAGATTGAGCGGTCACACCGACTTCAATAATTGATGCGTCATACCCCAAATCTACCGCTGTCTCATTTGCATGATAAAGCATTGTTGTGATTTGGCGAACCTTACTCAATGCATTTTTAATATCTCCAACCTTGGTCTTTAACCGTGCGTCAGAGTAGTATGCTGTGATGTTGTTGGTTGCTCGAATCTCACCCGTTGTGCCAGATGCCGCTGTACCCACGCCAAATGATCCAAACTGAACGCTTGATGATGTGGCAATTGACTGTGGCAAAGACAGAGTAACCGCTCCAGTGGAGGCTGAGGCAATAACCTGATTGGATGTACCAGTTATAGAAGATACCCCACCAGTTGCAACCGCTGTCCATGTAGGAGGCGATCCAGAGCCGTTAGATTGCAAATAGTAACCCGCAGTACCGTATGAGCCATTAAATGCTACAGCGTTGCTTGTATTAACCGTTACTGCGTCTGTACCCTGGTTATTGGTAACAATACGATAGTTATTTGAACCGTATGTACCGACGACCATATCGCCGTTTTGTGAATACAAGTAAACAGCGCCTGGCAAGCTAAATGATCCAGGAATCGTCGCAGATATAGTTGTACCGTTACTTACAGTCTGAGCAGAACTCATCGTGTAGGTACCTAAACCATTTGCCGCGTAGAAGTTATAAGTGCCTGAGCCTGCTCCGCTGAAGTTAGCGCTCAAGGTAATGGTAGAAGTACTTGCTGTAATCGCAGTAACGGTTGTTCCTGTTGGTACATTTGTACCAGTAACAAACTGACCAACTACGATATTGTTGAGTGCGCTAACTACAAAAGTACTTGTACCGCTTGATCCACCGCTGACTAATGTTGGAGCCGCTACAACAGATCCTGTAGCTGTTAACTGGGCTGTGATGGTTACGGTACCAGATATACCAGTACCAGTAATCAATGATCCAACAGTCAATCCACCGCTTGAAACAGCACTAATTGTGAGGGTTGTAGTGGAAACGCCGCCTGTACCACCTGTACCGCTGAAAAGCCCAAATCCTGAGCTATTCATACCGTAGTCACCGTAGTAACCGTTTGCGGCACCATTGTTATTGCTAACAATAAAGTCTACGGAAGCAAGGAACCCAGGATTGGTATTCTGAAGTATCTTTTGAGCGTATCCGTTATAGCTTGTTGAGTAACTTGCAAAAATATTAGTATCTAAATAACCAAGAGTACCGTAGCTATAAGCGCCTGCATTGTTGGATGTATATATTGCTTGATTAGCAACATAAGCACCAGTAGTAACTGTGGTTGGTAAACTAATCGTTACCGCTCCAGTTGACGCAGATACTGATACCTGATTACTTGTTCCTGAAATAGACGTAACTCCACTTGATGACCAGGTAAAAGCTGATCCAGTCCACTGAAGTGAAGTGTTTGCTACTGAAGGAGCGGTAATAAATGATGTAGCACCAGATCCAGTTTGATACGGAATCTGATTAGCCGATCCACCTGCAATATTAGTTGCTGTACCAACTGATAATGAGCTTTGTGCGGTCCAAGAGGCTAAGGCGCTTGATCCATTCGTAGTCAACACAGATCCGCTAGATCCTGCTGTGTTATTTAAAGTGATAGCGCCTGAATTATTGATACCAAAAGCCTTGCTTCCACCGCTATAGGTATAGATGTTCATAATGTCAGCAATCTGACCTGAACTGTATCCATACAAACTAAGTGCGCTAGAACTTGTACTAAATGATGTCAAAGATACGGGAGTAATAATATTTGATCCCTGTACGTAAATATTTCGTACAGAAACAAAAATAATACCTGCTGTAGATGAACCACCGACCACCACAAATCCTGCTCGAACAGCGTAATAAGGACTTGATGGTTGAGTTGTAGTAAGAGCGCCTGCTGTACTGGATGACAGATATAAAGTCTGACCTGCCGTCCAGCCTGTTGTGTTGTAATTTAAAACCTGACCCAAAATAACCACAATACCAGTGGCTCCTGAGGCAATAGCTTGACCTGTAATACCAATCATGTTGGCAGTTGTTGTAGATGTAGCTATTGCAGGCGTAATGTATGGAGAGTTTCCATTACTTCCACCATTCAAATAAACCGCTGTACCCGCAGGAATTGATGTTCCAGTGTTGTTATAACAAACCTGATCCACTTCTTGACCAGGATTTACTTCATATCCACCAGATGTGTAAAACGCTAAAGAGTCTACATTAGAGTCGTACCAAGTCTGACCTGCTGTACTGCTAAATGTAGGCGCTGTTGATGTAGGAGTAAATACAACTCCTCCAGATGTGAATGTAGTACCAGTTAATGTAGATGAACCAGTAACTGTTAAATTAACAAATGTTTCAGAAGATGAACCAGGAACTTTTTCCCATACCGTTCCGTTAAAAATTGCCCAGTCACCTACGCTCCATCCGCTCACACCATTTAATGTTGTATTTCCTGCGACAGAGACAACGTAATAATAATTAGCCGTACCGACGCTAGATGTCAGTGTTGGAGTGTTTGTATTGGCGTTCCATGTACCTTGGTAGGTAGGAGAATTGATAGGCTGTAAGGAAACAGATGTAATTTGACCTTGTGAGTTAACCGTTATTTGTGGAATTGCAGATGCAGATCCATAAGTACCAGAAGTTACTCCAGTACTTGCGATTGCAATCGTACCCGCAGAAGTGATCGTGCCTCCACTAAGTCCTGTCCCCGCAGTAATTGACGTAACAGTACCACCACCTGATGCGCTAACTGCATTTTGAACAAACTGAGTTGTAGCAAGTTGAGTAGAAGCAGTACCATTAGATGCTGTTGGAGCGGTAGGAATACCAGTCAGTGCAGGACTTACACTTAAAACATTATTTCCAGATCCTGTGCTTGTTGTAACTCCTGTTCCACCATATAAAACTGGCAAAATACCTGAAACACCAGTGCTTAACGGCAAACTTGTGGCATTTGTTAAGTTAATAGCAGAAGGAGTTCCCAGGTTAGGAGTTACTAACGTAGGGCTGTTAGATAGTACGTTACTTCCACTACCTGTTGAGCTATTTACACCAGTTCCACCATTGGCTACTGGCAAAGTTCCAGTAACTCCAGTAGTTAAAGGCAAACCAGTCACATTGGTCATAGTGCCAGATGCAGGCGTACCAAGGATAGGGGTTACCAATGTAGGGCTTGTAATTGTGGCATTTGTAGCTAAAACAGATGCTCCGCTACCAGTCGTAGACGACAAAGCAATTGTTGGATTACCACTTGCGCCATTTGCATTTGTAATCGTAATTCCTGCGCCACCACTTAAACTTACAGCCGTTGCTGTAGATCCACCTGCAACAGCCAACAGACCAGTGCCAGAAGTGGATGCAATGTTGCTCATAAAGCTATTAAGCGATATGGTCGGATTTCCAGATACCCCGTCAGGATTGGTGATTGATATGCCAGATCCACCCGCCAACTGAACGGCGACCATATTGCTATTAGAAGTTTTGACCTGAATGCCAGTACCCGTGCTGATAAGCGATAAAGGGGCGCCAGTGAGCGATAACGTGTAGGTTGACCCTGCACCATTATCCGTGCCAATTAAACCGCTTCCTGCCCCTATATAACGCGAATTGGCTAGGGTTGAAGTCTGATTGGTAACCGTCAGAAATGTTTGGGTAAGGGTCGGCGAACTGGCGATCTGTCCAACAGTAGTTTGCGAGGTAACGCCATTTTGGACAATTGGCACAATCTCTGAGCCAGTCAGAGTTGATGCGGTAGGTAGTTGTGATATTTGTACTTGTGCCATATTAACCTATAACAATTTCGTCTTCGTTGCCGTCTGTCAAACCTGGAGGCGATGTATTTGTACCTGTTGAAATCTGACCGTTCATGTATTGACCAGTGATTAGCTGATCATTGGGTACATTAAGCGCCAAATCAGGTCTGGGAAACCTTAAGTTTATCCGTTCTGTCTTCCTTGCGGGTAATCTGTACGGATCTTTTTCATCCATACAACCCTCTTCACACACCCTGAGTCCTGGGAAGTTAATGTCTGGATGCAAAGTGGAGAAGACGCGCTTCATCTTGCAACGATCACACACGGCAATCGCTATGCTTGCATAACCCTCAGTATCAAGGAACATTGGCATAGTTACCTCGTATAAACGCTGATGTTAGGGGCTAAATAGATCGGTGATTTGTCTCTTTCCTCAAGCTCAGCCATGTTGAAGTACTTTTCAGCCTGTCCTTCAAGGTATTGAATGCGTGGGATCTCAACTTGTGGCAACTCCTGAGCCATTTGGTGAGCCAACATGCTTTGAACAGCCAACATCCAACGGTCAGGTATCTCAAGTTGATTGGTTAAAGCTCCAACATCTTGAATCTGCCTAGAGTACCAAACTGTTGCCTGCACAAAGTACGTGCTTGGGACTGGCCAGAGATAAAAAGTAGGCTGAGGAATCGTGCGATCAAACCAATACTGGTACGGCTGATTGGCTGTAAAGTTCTGGTTGGGCAGATTGGTGTAGTCATCACGGTTTAAGCGTGACATTTGAAGCAATCTGGCGTTATTACCAAAGTAAAGTTCACGTAAAGATAGCGTTGTGCCACCAGTAGCGACCATTCGGTAGTACGGAACGTTCATTCCAGGGTCAATATCTTGCCAAATCCATTGTTGATCAGTCACAGTGACGCTCGTTCCTGTGTAAAGAGTTGTCCAATTGGTGCCGTCAGCAGAGGCTTGGAACGTATAGCTCCAAGTTTGGCTACCACCGCCAGAAATATAGGGCATAAAGCCTATAGAACCGATGTAAACGTTCTGTCCAGTACCGTAATAGACCTGAATATTGCCGTTTGCAGACGTTTGTTGGCAATAATTTGTTATATCACCATCGTAAACGTTAGCAACCGTACCGCCTGCGCTAGATGTATAGCTACCAGATGGGCGATCCATCGTGCGATACAGCGCATTTAAGATGTCATTGGCGCCGTTAGGCAAGGAATAGATGTACTGGTCAGCATTAAGCCCAATAACGAGCTTATTCACCGCCCAATACTGAATACCCTGGTTGATTAGGTTGGAAAGAATGTAAAAAAGTGATTCCTTAGCTGACTGAACCTGCTCATCCGTCAACTCTTCTGCCAATTTTCCCGCACGACGGGCACCGTGATCTATTAATGTCTGAACACTAATAACGGTATTGCCAACGGTTCCTGAATATGACATGGTTTACCACCCTGGGCATTTCCAACGCTTGAGAGATGCCTTCGCCCGTTCAGCATCCCCTTTTGAATGATGTACCACGCCAGACATACGGGCACAGAATGAGTCCTTACGTGCGCCTCCTTGGGGCTGTGGTGCCTTTAAATGGCTTCCAGTCTCACGGTTGTACTTCTCTCTGCCCTTGGCTGTCAGTCCTGCACCCTTGGATACGGGCAACTTCTCACCCCTACCCACTGCAAGACTTACTCCCCCGTCTTTTTTCTTAGCTGTTTTAGCTGACTGAATAAAAGCTTCAGACGTTGGAGCGCCTTTTGAGCCAGGCTTACGCATGTGTTCTTTAGATCCATGAGCTATCCTTTCTTGTTTAGCATGAATATTGGCATAGAGTCCACCTTTAGCCATCTTTTTCCCCTCATCAGCTTTAACAAACTCTTTGCCTACCTTTTGAGGAACGCCACCAAACCCACCTTTTGTGTGGGCGGCGGCTTCCATCAGCCTATGTTGAGCAGGTGACTTGCTAGGCATTATGCTTGTGACTCTTGCCAGTTGAGACGAGCTACGACGGTGTTAGAAGCACCCGCATTAAGCGTTGTAGCTACGATGTACAAAATGTCTGGACCATCTGGATATTGACCCGCTTGAGATGTTGGCACACTGTTAGATGTACCGCCACCGTTAGCAGAGTTACCAATCGCAGAGATAGATGCCAAAGGATAACCAGTTTGACCTGAGCTATTGGTGTAGAAAGCCGCAATTGACTCACCACCCGAAATAGTCACGGTATTGGTTGTGTTAACAGCAATCTGAACCAGTGAACTGGTGTTTGTACCGCCTTGAACGGGAGACACAAACGATCCAGAGAATGCTCCAGAAGGTATACCGTTGAGCACCAATTGAATTAGATAGGTCGTGTTGGTCACAACAGCAATCTCATTCAACTGCAACTGTAGACGGTTGATAATTTCTTTAACACCAAGCAATCCAACAGTACCGTTATCCACGGATGGAGCCAAGCGAATAGCCATAATTGGCACGTTTGCTGTGCTGTTAGGGCTAGTCAAAGCGGTCAACATACCGTAGTTGTAAATAGCGGATACGTCTTGGTTAAATCCACCATCCATAACTACTGAAGAACCCCAGTGAGAAAGCATAGCGGCTGAATCAGGAGCCGCATACTCAACAGCCACAGGAGCAGTTGCAGAGTATGTGAACGCTGTAGCCGTAGATCCACCAGTAGTACCACGAGTCAAACCAGTAAACTGTGGATAACCTGTGGAAGAATTAGCCGCGCTTGTTATTCCAGTGTATGTGAAGTATTCAATCACACCAGAAGTTCCGCTACCAATAAATCTAGCAGTACCACCTGCGGGGTTAAATCCTGCTGTACTCAATACATTGATTGTTGTATCTGAAGATGCAACACTAGATGTAATTGATGTAATTGGTAATACACCATTTTGCTCATAATGAGATGGCAAGTTACCAGATCTCATGTAAGCGGTGTAGTTTACGTTGTTGTTTTGGAAGTTGTAGATGTAAGTAATCGTTCCACCAGTGGTGCGAATACCAAATCGAGCCACACCTGCACCATACCAAGAGTAGTCAATGTAGAACATTTGTACTTTGGTGAGGTCAAGGTTGTATCCAGAAGGATTGGAGGCTGATCCAGATCCATCCAACACGTCATACCAAGCTGATTGCGGTACTTTTTGGTCAATAGTGCGTGAAACAATCGCATTAGCAATCGTAGATCCACGGTACTCAGGGCTGATATACATGCTTGTATCGCTTGCAATGCTCAAAACCCTGTAAGACTGACCACGAATAACAATGTAGTCACCCACAACCAATTGAGTTGTAAACTGAGTACTTGACCCAGTCACAGCACCGCTACCGTTGGTTACAGATATTGTACCTACGATCTGGTTGATTGAGTTACGGTAAACCGCATACAAAGTTTGACCGTCGTATTGGAAGAAAAGACCATTTTGTTGGTCAAAGAATCCAATCTTATTGCTTGCGCCGTACCATGAATATGGACTTACGTGAATAAATCCACCTGTGGAAGTCGCAGGCGTAGCTGAAGGAACAATGTTGTTCAGCGTTGTATAAGTAAAAGTTAACGCAGTGGGTACTGTTTTAACAACAAAAGTACCGTTATAAGCACTTTGATCAGCGCCAGTCACAACAATAACTGTGTTTACAGTCAAATTGTGCGGGAACTTAGTTGTAACAGTAACTGTTGCACTGGAAGATGTCAGTACTGGTTGCTGAAGCTGTGGCTTAAGAATTGTTCCAGTAGAAAACTGAATACCCTTACCAGACTGGTAACGGAAATATCTACGGGTTTGACGCTGTAAAAGCTGATTAGGGATAGACGCGCCAACCGTAAAGTTAACAGATCCATCATAAGCGTGAGTGTCCACATACCCCGCAGGACGTGCGTACAGATTGCTTGCACCCGCTGTATTAGCGATTGTTGTAGAAGGTGTACCGTTAATATTGGTGAACGTAAATGTCGTCGCTGTAGGCGTTGTAGCCACGATTTGAGGACCATTTATCGTCGTTGCTGTGCTTGGACCAGTTGTTCCAGTTATATAAATCAAAGAACCTGCTGACAAGCCATGTGGATAAGTGGTTGTACAAGTAACTGTTGATCCAGTAAAAGTGAATGCTGTTGTTCCAGTTAAGTTAAATCCATATCCGCTATACAAATATCCAAGGTAAACATAAGTAGAAGTAGCCGACCAACATGTTGCTGTTGTGATCGCCTGAGCCATGTTTACAGTAATAGAAGTGGCTGTAGAACCGCCTCCAGAAGCCACCCAACCCCAACCATTGGCATTGGGATCAATTGCGTCCTCAATGAAGATTGGAGAGCCGTTTGGCACGTTTGAGGAGGTCATTGTTATGACCAACTGATTTGTTGTGGACTGATTACCCGCAATAGCTGATACTGGTAATGCGGCATTACCTAAGTAGTACAACGATGCGCGGTTGTTTTGCATCGAGGTTTGTTCCCACTTCGTACCTTGCTGACCATATTCAAAGTCAGTATCAATCAAGGACTGCGGTGTTGAAACACGCATCTTGTCTACTGGATCATACGCAGTAGAACGCTGTGCCTGCTGTAAACGAAGTTGGTTATCGGAATTGGATGACGGACCTGTATAGACTGAGATTTCAGACATATTTCACCTATTAAAGTGGTGGGAGCCTAAGCCCCCACCGATTTTCACTTCTTGGCTCTACCGCCGTGCTTTCTAACCAGTTGAGGGTTCACAAAACCTCTTCCTGCACCTGCGCTTCTTGGAGTAATCCTTGAAGCTTCGATATAAGAAGCAGTGTCTCTAGCCCTTTGTTTGGCATCGGCAACGTCTTGTGGAGATACATCTCTCATATCTTGACCAGGAGCAAATTGCATCATCCTTTGATCATAATCAGATATAGCCCCACCGTGATCATAATGCTTTACCTTGCCACCCTTTTTAAAGGTACCAGACAAGCGTGTGATAGCGACTGGAGGAGATGCAGGCTTTTTACCTTGAGGCATAGCCACAGCAGAACCCTGTTTATTAACAGCGCCCCCCGTGGCGAAGTGCTTTTTTGAAGCCTTGCCTCCGTGCTTATAGCCGCCTGCGTTACCTTCCTTGACTTGACCTGTAGTCTGCATACGCACACCAGGCTTGGTTGTGTCAGCGGGTCGGTCTTCCCAGTCGCCACCTTCAACAGTGTCTTTTAGGTTGAGGTCAGGAGCGGCATGTCCACCTTTGGCAAAGTGGTGCTTACCACCGTGCTTGTGATGAGCTTTACCGCCGTGCTTGAATCCACCTGCGTTTGACTCTTTCACCTCGCCAGTACCGTGTACGGAGTCATGGTGTTCGCCATCAACCATCATTGTGTTTTCAAACTTCTTGGCAACATTGTCAGAAACAGTGCCACCAATAGCGTATTTACCGCCTTTGCACATAGCTTTGTGGTGCTCCATCATTTTGCGATGATGAGCAGATCCACCTTCTTTGCACTTCTCAGCGTAATGCTTAGCCATAGCCTTGTGATGTTGCATAGATCCTTCTGGGTGACCAGAAACTTTATGAACCTTACCACCATGCTTGTAGCCGCCTGCATTGCCCTCTTTGACCATGCCAGTGCCATGCTTGCTATCATGGTGCTCACCATCATGCATCTCAGTCTCTAAGAACTTCTTAGGTGCTTTCTCGTCGGTAGTCTTAGTCTCAAACTTGTCGATCTCTTTGCCCATTGCTGAGCCGCCTTTAGCGAAATGCTTCTTAGCGTGACCGCCTTTCTTAAGACCATGATGAGCTTTACCTGCTTTCATGCTTTCATGATGCTTGAGTTCTTGCTCAATCTTATGCATCTCGTGCATCTCTTTCTCATGAGCAGAACCGCCTTCAGCCTTGTGAGCCTTACCACCCTTTTTCATTACTGAGGTGTTCATGCCCTTCATAGCCGCACGACGAGCCGCAAGAGCGCCCATCTTAGGAGCCATAGCAGGAGCCATTCCACCACGTGCAGGTAGTGTCATGCCGTCCATCATGCCGCCCATAGCTTTGTGCATAGTCTTGTGACCATGCTCTTCATGATGCTTGCCACCATGTTTGTGGTGAGCAGAACCACCTTTTTTGAGCTTCAGAATAACTGAAGGCTCATCGGTGATCATCTTAGGCATTTGGCTGAAACCGCCTGCCCCTTTAGTTGCTTTAGCCATGATTTAGTCTCCTTAAGCTTGGGTAATGCCGAGCAGACCTGTTGCCGTAGCATTAGGACCAACTTGGATAGCGGTCAAACCGAGGTTCAACACAAGTCTTGCCAACCCGTTTAGTGTACCTGCGGGTGTGTATGTACCACGCACGTCAGGAGTAACTGAGGTTGATGTGAACTGAGGAACCATGCTTGATGCGCTTGCTGTATAAGATCCAGTAGCCGCCAAGAATGTACCTGCTAGGTAGTTTGCTTGACTTGAGGAGAGCTTACCAGTTGTACCAGAAACGTATGTCCACCAGTAGTTAGTACCTGTGCTGACACCAGTTGGAGGTGTACCTGTGAACTGAACGATTGTTCCGCTTGCAGGTGAATAACCAACAGTCAACACGCCAGGAGAAGCAATTGTCCAACCCGTTACAGCTTGTGTAGCGTAGTTAGTTGTATTGCTGTAATAAGCCAAAGCTACTGTTCCAGAGTCGTTAGACAAGGAACCGCTGAATCTGTTGCTAAGGATGTATCCGTAGTCAGAGATTCTGCATGGGAAGCCAAGGACGTTAGATGTATCTGCTGATACGGCAACACCAGGAGCGGCACCGAAAGAAACAGAGTAAACCTGGAAGAAAGCCTTACGTCCAACTACTTGAGTAGCAGACGATGTGCTGTTAACAATAATCTCTGTCATTGGTACGCCGTAGTAGTCGTATCCAGAAACAGTGATTGCCGCCGCAGTAATTGAGTTAGCAAAGGTCAAACCAGTGTTTGTACCAGAAGCAACTGTAGTTACCACGCCACCAGAAGTGGTTGTTAGTGTGAAGGTTGTAGTACCGTTCGTTGCAGAGATCAGGTATGTACCTGCCGCAAGTGTAGAAGTACCAGAGTTAGTACCAGTTACAGTCACTGTCTGACCAACTGCCAATCCAACGAGTGGAGTTGTTGCAACAGAGAATGAACCAGTTGTATTGGATGCTGTGATGTTTGCTGTAACGAAAGTCGCCGCAGTAAACGAAGCAGTTGTAACCGCTACCGCTCTTGGGTAGTCAAGTTGAATCACAGTTGTACCGTCACCACGTACAACGCGAGTTGTATTGATAGCAGTATTAGCCGCCGCGAGGGAGGTTCCACTGTAAGTTGTCGCTGTAGTAGGTGTAACAGCCGCTAGAACAGCCGCAGTTGTACCGACAGCCGCTGTGGTATCCCACAGGAATGTGCGTCCCATTGGACCGAATCCAGTTCCCATTGGGGATGGATCACCATACGCATTGTTTACGTTTGTACCCGCATACGAAATTGCGGAACCTAAGAAGAGATCGTCGCTAAATTGCGGCATATTTTTTCCTTTTGGGCATGAACCCGTTAAGAATTTAAAAAAAGGGGAGAGGTGTTATCCCCTCCCCACTGGATTACACGCCAGGTGTACCGAAGAGCGCTCTAGGATCTGTCCATCCTATTGCATAACGCTCAGTTGCTTTATAGCGCATAGAGTCAGTCTCGAAGTCACCTTCCATAGTCTTCTCTAAACGTCTACGCATTAAGAGCTTCATGCCCTCTGGTGCGTCTGTCTGTACCCACCATGCGGTAGATGAAGTCAAACGGCTCAGAACAGCGGCACCCTCATCCAATAAGCCAATAGACTTAACGGGGTTGATGTCGTTGTTTGCTGTACCAGTACGTAAAACTGACTTGAGCAACACTTCAGCTTGGAAAATGTTACCAGGAGCCACGACCAATTGGCGTGGAACCAAGCGAATTTTCTTCTGGTTGTTGTCAACAGCGTTACGAATCTGAATCAACATTTGCTCTAAAGAAGTCTGTGACAGCACAGCGGCTGTAGACAACTGGTTAGAGAAAGTGCCGTTCACGATTGGGTGTGATGCGCTGATTAAAGATACGCCGTCGCCACCAACATAGTTGGAGTTGAAAGCGTTATTGAGCACGTTTGCCGCTAAAGTCTCTTTTGTCTCAATCAAAGACTGAGCTAAGTGACGAGCGTAAACTTGACCAATACGGATATGGTCGCCGTCTTCTACCAACACCTTTGTCAATGCAAAGGCAAGCCCATACACTGAGTAGATATAACGTTGGAGGAAGAGCACACCACCTTGCTGATAAGACACTGGAGTGCCATCAGGAAGTTGGGGAGCGGCGCCAAATCCATAAAGGACTGGCTCTTCGTGGTAGTTACGTGGAATACCTTCTTGTTCACGGAAAACACGTGACCATTCGTCTTCACGGAGATCGTAAACGCCATCAAAACATTCGTTAAGAATCGGTTCGACAATACTTCTAAAGTCCGTACTTCGCATTGGTGCTGCCATAATTTACTCTCCTTATGCGAACGCTGTTACGCTACCAAACATCTGAGATGCGGCTACGACAACACGAACGATAGTGTAGGAATCGCCCCAAGCATTGCCTGGAACGGGCGAAAGGTCAACAACACGCATCTGACCTTGGGTGTTATTACCAACTGCTGTAGAAGCGCCTAGTGTCGCTTGTGACAGACCTGTAGTAGTAGAACCGTTAGTTATGTTGGTGAAGTTGTACTCATTACCGATAGCGGTTTGAGCGACTGAACCGTCTGCTTGGATTTCATAAACGATGTTGTTATCGTTGTAGAAATAAGCAATACAAGATCCAGTAATGTAAGTTGTACTGGCGGGCCAGTAATTGCTTACACGACGACGACCTGTAGAGTCAGTCCACTCAACACCCGCAAACGCACCAGAGAAAGCTTCTGTAGTGGCTACGGGGACGATTACACCTGCTGACGCAGAGTATTTAACTGGTTGACCCTTCAAAATGTTTGAAGAGTAGCCAGAAGTGATTCCTCCTGCTAACGCCTGTGCGCGATCCAGACCTGATGGATGGAACGCAGGGCGTAAACCGAAGGGTTGCAATAATGCTGACATATGCAAAACTCCTTATGTACTTCCTTACCCTGAAAAAACGGGCGCGGGAAGCGGTTCATCAATCTTGCCAATACCTTCACCTTCAATTCGTCCAAGTGACTTGCCGTTACTATCTCGACCCATTGTTTGCTCAGCTTGGATGCGAATTTTGTTCGCTTCCTCAAGAGGCATATCATGGTGGAAGTGTTGCATTACTTCCTGATACACATCCATTGGTATCTTATACAGTAACATTTCGTTGCAAGACACATAGCCGACATGCTCACCTGATTTGACTTTGTGACTTTCGTACTGTGGTACCTCTTCAGTTTTCACTGGGACGTAACCAAGACGAACTCTCTTGTCAATGCTGTCATATGAGTTAGTAGTTGATAACCAACACACATGCCAACCAGGGATTTCAGGGACATCTGGCAATGCTCTTTGTGTCCACTCATCACTCCACATCTTGCGACGTTCCTGTGCTGAGACGAACTTCTCTTCTGGGGCTTGGCGGGATTCATCTTGCTGAGCACGATTCTGTCTACCGCCTGCATTCAAAGATTTTTTTAAACGTGATTCCATAATTAGTTACTCCTTTGTGAACGTGCTTCCATTGCATAACGCTTGATCATCTTTGCTCTCTTCTGGGGGTCATCCCAGAATCCTGCATCCTTCATCGCTCTCACCTGTTCAGGGTTGAGTGTGAAAGTGTTGCGGCTTGCGCCTGCCGCAGATGATTCGCGTCCTGAACTCGTCACAACATTCCTAGGACGTTGTCTAACTACAGGCTCATCGTCTGTGCTGTCATTGTATCTGTGCGGAAGGCGCCTTTGCAAGCGATTATCTAGCTCATCCCAGTAGGCAGGACTTTTAGGATCCCAACCCTCTTCCACCAGACGTTTGTCAATAATTTTTGCTATCTCGGTATCCTCATCCCCACTGTCAGGGCGATACCAATCGTTACGGCTCATCCAGTCAGCGGCGTTACGCTGTATCTGTGGGTCAGGTAGTGTGCGGTCATTGGTAGGTCTTACGGCTTGTGTCTTGACGTTCTTCAAAGATTCAATCTTTTGACGAGCCTCGTACCACATCTCTTGAGCCTTAACCAAAGCCTCACCGTCACCCGCTTGAGTCGCCTCTCCAAGCTTGAGCTTGGCGTATTGGAACTGAAGCTCAGCATCCTCAATCGCCTTGTCAACCCTGGCTAATTCTGCACCGTGGGTACGTCTTTCAACATTAGAAAGTCTTTCCATTAATTCGCGGTTAACTCTTTCTAGCTGTTGAAGCTTAATATCCTTTTCGGCGTGGTCTTGTTTAGCGCGTTGGCGACGTAGTTTCCTACGGTTGATCTTCTCTTGTCGGACTTCGTCTGAATCATCAGGATGATCATTGTCCTCATTAGAAGCTTCTGCCTTTACCTCGCCCCCTTCAGCCGCCTGTTTAGGCTCGTCAGGGCTTTGTATGTCATCTGGAAGGTCAACAACGGCTGAACCGTCCATCTCTTCTTTGATCTTAAGTTCCTCTTCAGGTTTTTCTATCACATCACTCATGCTTTTCCCTCTTTACGGTAGTCTTGCACGTATTTACACATATTCCGCCATTGCTAACGGATCTCCTTTAACCCTAGAGATAACCTCGTGGTCGTTCAAAACCATAAACATGGCTTTGTCCTCAACGTGATCTTCCCCAGGCACTGCGACTTCCCATCTATCCCCACCCCATTTAGGGACGCGGATGTAGTCACCTACCTTTACCCACGATCCTTCGGGCCATGCCTCCATCGTGTCGCGGTTACGGTAAGCCAATGGACCAATCTCAATGACTTTTGCGACCATGTTCTGCCATTTCTCATTCTCACGAGTCTCCTCGGCGAGAATAATGCCAGATGCGGTCATTTTCTTCTTCGTTCTCTTTAGTTGAACAAGTACTCGTGCTCCCAAAGGCTCTACACCTGCTTCTACAGCAGGAAAAGCCCATGCCAAGTCTGTATCACTCATCTTTTTCTTCCTCTTCTAGTTGTTGTTCTAT